GCCTATGGCGGGACAGCAGATAACATCCTTCGTAACGTGGGATTGTCTTACTGCCAAGGCCACAGGCAGGGAAAATTAGTGGCCGCACGAGCATTACCCACAGGCCAAGTGCAACGAGCGCTTATCTGTGGAAGTTGCTACCTCCATCGAGAGGATTATCTAGGCCCGCAGGCGAAAGAATCTTGGCAGGGCATCGTCATGTTGAACGGCGTCGAGGACGGCGATTACGACATGATGGAGTTGAGCCTGAAGTACCTGTGCCGACGCTACGAGAAGAAAGAATTATCCGAGTACCTGTTGGAAAACGGGATCACACCATGACCGATGAATACTACGAATCACAGGAAGAAAATATGCGTCTACCCAAGCAGCGTCTGATCAGTAACCCCCAGTTTCAAAATGCCCTTATCGGGGCAAAGACGATGAGGGGGAGACTGGCCGCGTGTTACGCGATGCTTTCTCAAACAGGCGCTTTTTCTGACTCGTCTCCAGAGGTTTGGGAGATACAGCAGGAAGTTGCAGACCATATACCAGAGGAATTACAAGATGGCTAAAACTAAAACCGAAGTCAAAGATTCACCAGAAGCCGCCTCTAAGGCGGCTTCTTCTGTTGAAATGCGTAAGTTGCCTCTCGGCAAGCCGTTCGTGAAGAATGATCCGAGGATCAACCGGGCTGGAAGACGTATAGGATCAAGAAACAAATTTTCCCAAGCCTTCACTGATGCCATGCTCCTCGATTTCGAGGTACACGGCGAGTCCGTTATCGCAGAGGTGAGACAGAAAGACCCTTCAACCTATGTCCGTATTGCCACGGCTCTGATCCCTTCCAAGACAGAGCAGGAGATCGAGGTTAGGGATACCACTTCGGAGAACATATCCGAGATCGATTGGGACATTATTGTTGGCGGGAAGAGTTAAACCTTAGTGCAAAGACTGGAGTTCAATCCAGCGATGATAAACCAAGCATTGCAGTGGGCAAATGATCTTGGCGGTATAAAGAATTCCATTACAAAAGGAAGGGGTAATCTTGCCGGGAGATTAGGGGAGATTGCTTTGGCCGCTCACCTCTCGGTAGAGGTAGAAGATCATCGGGAATATGACCTAATACATGATGGCGAAAGTATCGAGGTCAAAACAAAGCGCCGCACCGTCCCCCCAAAAGGTTTTTACGAGGTCTCGGTTGCTAAGACTAGCACCCATCAATCCCCTGATCGTTATGCTTTCATCAGTTTGGAATTTGATGGAAAAACGAATGGCTCCTACTATGGGCTGAAGAACATCTGGTTGTGCGGTTATATGAAATCAGATGAATATTTTAAGAAGGCGACCCATATGAAAAAGGGTGATCGAGATGAGTCAAATGGTTTCACCACTCTGGTGGATATGTTCAATCTTCGGATAGACCAACTGTCTACCCCGCCTGACCAGACTTCCTAACCCAAAGGCTCGGCCCGGTGTCGTACCAGTCCACTAGAAGTTGTGATGCTTTAAGCAAATTCGTTGTCTCCAGAGACGTGTACTGGGCTGTGATATCTCCTGTCGAGTGACCCATTAAATCCTTTATTGTCTTCGTCGGCACATCCATCGCCTTTAGTCGTGTGGCAAAGGTGTGTCGTAGATCATGGAATCGGAATGAATGACCCGGGCCTCTGGCATCTGCCAGCCCTACATCCCTCGCGGCATTTTTAAAGCGCCGATTGCCCAGCACGGATAGGTAATTGGCTCTATCCTTGCCGCCCGAAACGAATGTTCCATCACCAGAGCGTGTTCGTGTGGAATGGGTGAAGACATATTCCTCATGCTGTCCTCGTTTGCGCTCGACGATGTCCGAGGATATCGAGTTCAGCACCACACGGTGTGGTATGCCATTCTTGTTGCCGATATCAAACACCGAGCCAAGACCTCGTATCACCACTTCCTGATCCCATTTCAATCCACGGATATATTTATCCCGAAGCCCCGTATGGATGGCGAACAACGCCACGTCCGCTAAGTCGGGTGTCAAGTGTTTCAGCAATTCTCTCTCCTGACCGCCGGTTAAAGGATATCCCTTAACCGGGGTATCATCCAACTTTGCGATATTCCCCGGCGAGTCAATCCAAACCCTATTATGCTCGTCCCGCCATTCTTTGTGAGCCATTTTCAATATGTGGCCCAACACACCCAGACGTTTGTTGATCGTCCCCGCCGAATTTTCATGTACCTCCTTACAAAATTCAATCATCTCTTGAACCTTCGGGTGATTGGTATGGATTAATTTCAAAGGAACCCCCCCTAAAAACTTACCCAAAATAAATGTGTGGAACTCCGCATCCTTGATCTGGTGAGCGCTCTTGCGCGTTTTCCAATATTCCTTGATTCCATCATCCACCGTGAATGATTTTCTCGGTGGCCCTTCCTCAAGTTCCTTTTTTGTGTTGAAGATTACCCTCAAAAAAAGTTCTGCCGCAACCTCGTATTCTGTCTCGTAGGTGCTACCGCGAATTCTGGTTTTGTTCAACCCGGGGTGGAGTGCTAACCCCGGCGGTATCTCAACCACGCGATCCATTTGCCAGATGCCGCTCCTCGAATCTCTGCTCAGACCTTTCATCGTCTGGCTAGGGATTTGATCGACGGGATAACCCGAAGCGGCGGGACGCTTAATTCATCAATAAATACAGGCGTTAGCCCATCGATGAAATACACTGACCCACCGCCGGGTAGCACAAAGAGTTGATATCCATCAAAAGAGTCGGGCTTAGGCAGTTTGCCTAGATTCCGCTTGGGAGTGATTACCTTGATGGGCAACTTCAATCCACGCCACATTTTGTGCGGACTGAAATCACCACCATCACACATCGTTCCCTCTGTATCTAGAAGCGGTTTCATCTAAAACGGGATGTCGTCTTCAAAGGAATCATCTTTTTTATCTTCGGTGAATTCCTTGGGGGTCTTGCCCCGGATCGATCCCGATAATCGTACTGCTCCCGCCTGCGTTTCACCCTTCCATAGGGATACCCACACCTCGGCCTGACCCGTACCTAAGCCCAGTTCAGAAAGATCAATCAACCCATCCCCTGTGTAAACTGGGTCGTTATCGCCCCTGCGCTTCTGGTTTTTCAGTAGTGAGAATCGGTTTGGTTTGTGTTCGTAAGCCATTATTTTCCCTCATAAATTACAGTGTATTGAAGTTCTCCCGGGTAAACCCGTTTCCGACGTAGATTTGGAGGTCTTTTACCGGAAACAACGTAGCCCCAGAATTCGGTAAGGTATGGCATCAGCCAGTCCCAGTATTCTTGGTTGAAGGGGATGAGCCAGATTCTTTGCTCTTCTGGCGTCCATGATTGAAAGTGGCATCCGGGTAATTTACATACGGCGAGTTGCATTTGAACTTGAGCCATATGCTGTGGTGAGATTTCCTCATATGGTTTTGTAGCACGGCATTTGATTTCATGCAGACCCACCCCAAAAATTTCCCCATCAGGAGAAGCCCCCAGCCAATCGTGGTCATCGTCAAGGAAAAAACCAACAGGGAAACTGAGGTTATCCATAGCCCGCTCATATCCTCCTCTCCCATCTCCTTCATGTTCGTTCCCATATAACATTGGGGGGGTGGCCGGTTTCTGTTCTTTACCGTTAAATTTGTCCCATAACCCACCCCTTGAGTGGTAGGTATTTTCAAGTCCTCCGGCTGAACCGGCATTGGATGCGGTGAGAACTCCCTTACGCCACCAAAACCATTCTGGGGAACCTTGGTCACACTTAATCTCCATCATCTAAGCCCGCTGAGACAGCACGGGCTGTCGCCTTAAATTGCGCTACCTGCACGTCTGTCAGCGTCGCCTTTACTTCGTCCGACAATCTCGCAAATGCTGGAATTAAAGTTTGCGGGCCACCGTCGGCGGCTTTGCTCAGCCTTGCTAACAACTTGGGGTCGGCGGGTTCCACCTCGGGTTTTTCTGGTTCAATATTTGCTTCCACTGCATCGTAGTCGTTGCCGTGGGCAGAGATAGAGAAGAATCCTCCGATGGCATACCGCCTCAGATAGGAGAAAATCGCTCCAGCGGCCTGCGGTAGATTCGTATACTTGGTTGGGTCGAAAGGGATGAACACTTCTCCGCGAATCCATTGACCCGAACCATGAGTTATCAGGGTGACGATCCCCAGTCTGTCAGGCCCGGACGACGGGCTTTGTAGTAGGAATAATTCATTGTTGATGCAGGCTTGACGCACCATCGGTGTGTACAACTCCAGCGGTGCGTATTTGTAGTTGTGGGCTTGGGCGCTTTTGGGTATGTCCTTTATGTCTCGCAAAGAGTTTGAGAGCGCGGCCGATATTTCTCCGATATCCCGGCTGTGGGTAACGGCCTCCTCGTATATGTCTGGGAAGTCTTCTAGTTCGTTCATTTTTCGTCTCGATATAGTTGGTTTATTGGGTAATCCATTGCTTTGATGGCAATGGTTAATGTGTTCATAAATTCATTGAGACAGTTCAGGTAATCGTCCGCTCGATCCTGAGAATACGATTCAGTAAGGACTTCTCCATCGTCGATCAGGAATTCCATCTCGGTGTTGATACCGGCGGCGATGTTCTTGATCTCCAGCAACGCCATCTCCTCTTGTTCTTTGTTAAGCACCTTGTCTCCTATTTGCTTGAAGGGATCGCCAGACCTCTCGGATACCAGCCTCGCTGGCTCGTTTGTTTGCGAAGAATTCCGATTCCATGACCGATTTTTCGTATCCGTTGAGGTACTTCTTGTACTCCTCAGTGGTGAGGGATTTCGCCTCGCGCTCCGCTACCGTGCCTTCGGCCTCTAAAAAACCAAAGGCTTTTACTGTTTTTCCGAATTGCTCCATTGCCTTGGCCTTCGCCTTTGCTTTGGCGGCATCTTCGTCGGACTCAGCCAGATAAGTCATGGCCTGCTCGACTCTCTTGTCCGATACGAGTTCACTCAAGTTCGGCCTCCCGCGCTAAGGCACAGTCGTTTATGTACTCGGCGATATCGTGTTCATCTTCTGAGAGGGGTTGGTCACCGATATACCGGAGCATGATCTGGCGAATAATCTTTGCGATGTCCTGAAAGTTCTCCAGCACCAGCATCTCAATCATGGCGGCGCTGGTCAGGTTCATCGGGTCGGCCCGTAGTGGCGGAGCGATTGCTCCATTGTCTTCATCAGCCATAGCGGTTGTTCCTCTTTGTATTTTTCAAAGTGAGCATGGAATTCGTTATGGCAAAGGACGTGAAGCGGTATTCCGTAAGAGTCACTGGCTTTGCCGCCCATCTTGCCAAGGTTGAGGCCGGGGACAGCGATGGCATGGTGGACGATAATTTGATTTGAATCCCAACCCTCGTGTCCGCACATGGCGCAATCCAGATTCTGGAGGTAGGCTCGATAATCTTTCGATTTCCAAGTTTTTTCTTTAGGGATCAATTAGCCTGCCCGCGTGTCGAAAGGAAGGAAAACACGAGAATGGGCAGGCTAATCGAAATACAACAGCAATGTGGCGGTTCCTGCCTGCGTTTACGATTTGGAGGAGGACAACTAGAACGCCGCCCAGCAGTGTGGTCGCCGACCACTTCCCCGATTTGGCGCTCGGGGAAACACGCGATTTGAATAACATGACCCAAGTATACCATTTTTATTGACTTGCAACTAAAATAATTGTATCTTAACCCCAATGCCCGGGACGCATAGTGACAGGGGCCGTTGGTCACCCGAGTCTTGATCCCAGAAAGCCTTCAGTATGACGTTGGTGAAGCCACGGCGACCTTTGAGACGGGGATAAACGCCGTATTGGTGATGCTTCCTAGAAATAGGCCATCGGGGCTGGCACGGCCCTCCATATACCGGAAACCCGTGGGGCGATTACTGTCGTGGCTGACGACCCATCACCTACGTCTCTGTGATTACTATGGAGAAACGGAAATGAAGTTAGTGGACGATCAAGTGGATGCGGACGAACTTGCTTTCCTTTTTGAAGAATGGTGGGAGATATGGCCTGTCGGGGCGAAGCAGGCTAGAAAAAAAGCCGTGAAGTGCTGGGAAAAGGTTTTTTTTAAAGACCCCGGCGTTAAAAGATGTGATTGGACTGCCTATGCGCGGAATGTTTTAATGCAGGCTCTCCGTGATCAAGTTAATTATCGGAAGGCTATCTATAAGAAATACCCCACCCCAGAAGATCGCAAGCGTAGTCAGATTTTCGTGCCTCATCTTACGATGCCCACCACTTGGTTAAACGAGGGGCGATGGGATGATCATGTCCCTAAAATGCCAAGTGATGTTGTTGAGATTTCTACAAGACAATCGTGTATGGATTGTCCGGGCGAGGCGACAATATTGGTTGAAGGCAATCCACTCTGTGCTTGGCATTGGACAAAGCGGTTTGACCGGCTACACCTGAAACGCCTTGCCGCGAGCCTAGACAAGATGGGCTTGGCTAGGTTGGGTAATGAGTCTAGAGAAGCATGGTCAGATAGGTGTCGTGAATATATTAGAGGTGGCAAGTGGGCAGGCATCGTAAAAGCATAACTCAAACCAAACTGTATAAAGAGGGGTTGGGTTATTTCGAGACAACCCCCAAGGAAACGGATGAGTTGTTGATCCCCTTCAATAACAAGGCTGAGAAATGGGCCTACATGAAAAAACGCGATCTTTCTGAAAAGTTTTTAGAGATAAAAAAATACTTCCCCAACTGCGGGGAGCCGATCATCAGTCGGAAAAAGTCATGAGCAAAAGTTTCTGTGGCGAGTCAACATCATCCTCGCCGCATTTTGGCCCCGGGGCAAAGTGACCACTAAACCCCGGGGTTAATTTTTTATGGCCGCTTTTAACCATCATACCCCCAAAGACCCGCACAAAAGGGATGGCCCACCAACCCGCGCCCCTAATATCCAAGGTATGGATTGTTGCCCTTGTGAAACACCGGACGTATGCCCTTTCTGGTTATTCTGCAAAAACAATGCCATGTCATGCCTTCGATTCAATTATTGGGCGTTACATGGCAAGGATAACGGCGCTGGTTCGCGTATCCCAGATCGCCCATTCAACGAAGAACTATGAGTGATCTAGAAGAAAAATTCCTAACCCAAATCCGGGCCGAAGGTTTCCCGGAGCCTACCCGGGAGTACAAGTTCCACGATACCCGTCGCTGGCGGCTCGACTTCTTCTGGGATAAGCACCTCACCAATACGCACTACGCCGTCGCGGTAGAGGTAGAAGGAGGGACGTTCATGAGTAAATCTCGCCATACATCAGGTGTCGGATTTGAAAAAGACTGCGAAAAATATAACGAAGTGGCCCTAGCCAATATTGTATTGCTGAGGGTCACAGGGAGGCACGTCACGGATCGACGTGCTGTTGACTGGCTAGGGAGAGCCGCTTTATGGACGAAGGATTTAGATCAGGTTATGAGGCGATTGGATGGGCATTAAGAAGGACTAGCACACCAATAGTGGATGGCCCCTCAATATGGGAATTGGGCAGAAAAGAGGGAAGCCGAGATTTTATGCCCGAACTTAATGATTGGGAGAAGTTGGCAGAGGCGGCGTTGATTTTACGGAACGTTGAGCGGTGCTGTAGGCCGCACCATGAGGCGATAATTCTGACCTATTTTATGGGTGGAACCGTGGTCGAGACCGCCGTGTTGATCTCCTACATCTCAAAAAACCTCGGCAGAGATAAATGGTTTGTACAGGACATCGTGATGAACTGGGCCAGAGGTTGGCGAGGGCATACAGGTGACTGGTGGGCCAAAAAATACCGGGTTTCTATCCGAACGATACAGCGTTGGGCGCTGAAGATAAAACAGATGTTGTCTGATATGTTCGATTTCGCCATGTCCCTCGTGGACGATGCTCTTGTCGAGTCAGGCCATGTCGTTTAGAATGTCTGTTTTGCTATAATTATAGTATAGGAGAATACTTTTGCCGCAGATTCTCGTGATTGGGGACGCAATCCTCGACAGATACCTGTACGGTATCGCTACGCGCCTTTCTCCTGAAGCCCCTGTGCCGATAATGCAGGTTACAGGTACGATAAATCAGGCAGGCGGCGCTTGTAATGTCGCTATGAATGCGAATTCAATGGGTATCTCTACCCGGTTGCTGTCCATCGTAGGACAGGACGCGGCGGCAACAGAACTAGTTGAGGCAATACACTCTCAACTATCACATTTTCAACTCAATCAGGCGCGGATCGACACCACGGTGAAGACACGCCACGTCGTCGATAACCAACACCTGTTGCGGATCGACACTGAAAGTTCCTGTGACCCGTCCGATCTGGATGACACGCTCCGATATCTTGAAGAGTATGTTAAAGATTCCGATTGGGTAATATTTTCAGACTACGGGAAACATTTCCAATCCCGGGCCGGGGACATTATTGATATAGTCCTGAGTGCCGACAAGCCTATAGCGGTAGACCCCAAGTCAGACGACTGGGAAATCTATCGAGGCGCTACTCTGATTACCCCCAACGCCGCTGAACTACAACGGGCTGGGGGAGACGCTAAGGCTCTCATAAAGAAGTTTGGGATTAAGGAGATTTTAGTGACGGAGGGAGCGCGTGGTATGACATACCAAAATATTGCGCGGAAGAATCCGATCCATCGAGAGTCTACTTCTCAGGATGTAATCGATGTCACTGGGGCAGGCGATACCGCACTGGCGGCATTCGTGTGTGGAAGGGTAAGAGGCTGGAAGATTGAAAACTGTATGGACTACGCCAACATGGCGGCAGGCCTAGTAT